AGCGCCATAGCCATAGCCTCAATAGCATCAATAGCTTTAACGCTGCCCTTAGCCAGATCCTCAGAAGCAAAACCCAGAGCCTCTAGGACAGCGCGCTGCGGACTTCCTGCAGTGCGTGCAGCTTCTAATACCTTAGTCATTTCAACATACAGCTTAGAGACTTTGGAGATACCTACCCCAGACTCATCAGCTGCACCCTTAAGGCGCTGGAACTCATCCACACTTACCCCAATGTCAGCGGCTGCGTCTTTCAACCCGGCAGCGTTGTCTACCGCTTCCTTAACCTTGGCTTTATAATCCTCAATAGCTGAGCCAATGGCGCTAATACCAGCCTGCAGTAAAGCCATAGGCGCGGCTACGGAAAGGAAGCCTTTAGCTATGTCGCTGCCAAAGCTCTTAATTTTCTTCTGCACGGTTTCTACCGCTTTGCTCGCCTGATCCTTAGCGAAAATAGAAAACTCTAGGCTGTCGCTCATTTTAGGTTAATTCCTTAACTGTGCCAGCAGGTCAATTAGCTAGGCAGGATAGGGTAGAGGGGAGGGGATTTGAACCCCTGAAGGTGTTACCCTTACCCGCCTAGCAAACGGGCGCATTAAGCCACTCTGCCACCCCTCTATTACTCCTATCCTAACCGGGCTGCTTCTTACCCTTCCTAGCCTGTTCCAGCTCTGCTACGCTTGGCAAGGGCTGGTTTCTGATCTGCTGCATTAGCGCCTCATCATCAGTAGTAAGCAGCTCAATCTTAGCCCCTGACTGTATGCTAAAGACGGTGGACAGCCAGACTGCCTTAGCTTCTGGCATAGTCATAGCCTCAGTATAGGTGATACCGTGCCTAACCAGATTGCAGATAACTGAGAGCTGCCAAGGGACATTAGAGCTACCCGCGCCCTGTTTCTCCTTACGCTCATAGAATTGGGGAAAGGTATCAGCTGTGCTAGTGTATCTGACAAAGGCTAGGCAGGCGCGCTGCAGGTAATCCTTAGAGAGCTGCAGCCTAAGGCTAAGCCATTTGTCCTGCCAGCTGGGGCGGTCAATCGTTTCGTCAGCGCAGATCTTAAGGGCTATAATCAAATCAGCCGGGGCTATCTCCCGGTCAGGCTGCATAAAAGGTGAGTCTATAGCTTCTAAAAAAATCCTGTGTTTAAGGCTGAAGGGCTTAAGTAATTTGCCCGCTACCCTAGTCCTGCCCGGTATCAGGTAAGCATTAAAAAAGCGCTGGTCAGCCATACGGTAGCTAACCAGCGCCTTTAGGCAGGGTCAATTCCCTAGCTTAGCTGGTAATGTTTTCGTAGTCCACAGCGGTAACGCTGATACGCATAAAGCCCTTAGCCTCGCCCCGTTCCTCTACGCTTTGGATATGTCCAGCGGTAAAGGCAATACCGTTGCCTGTGAAGCTCAGCGCGTCACCCGGGTTAGCGCTATAGGCACTAGGCACTAGACCCTCTACGCTGAGGGTAACCCGCAGATCAGAGTAACGGACTCCAATAACCTCACCCTGCTGGTTAAGGATTTCGTCAGCGTTAGCATAGGACTTGCTAACGGTATAGCTGGTGACGGTCAGCCCGGTGACTGTTCCGGCAATACCCCAAATGTGGGCTGTGCCTTTTGTGACATTAGACATAGAAGTATTAGGTTAGATTTAACTATGCAGCTCAGGTCAAACGGGGGGCAGCACGATTAGACAGTCATAGGTCAGGCTAGTCAGGAAAGCCCGTTCAGCGGTTTCCTCATTCAGCCCGGTCAGGGTATTGTCATAGCAGCTGGCATCACCTAGCGCGGTAAAGCTAGCCTTAACTAAGCTGACGCTATCCAGCGTCCCCATTACTTCCTGCACTGCGTCCCGGTGATTAGTAAGGGTCTGATCGTCTACCTGTGTAAAGACCCCTACCTTAACCCGGCAGACATAGTTACCCAGACCCTGCGGCAGCTCAGGGGGGAAGCTGGCTGACTCACAGCTGACAATAATACTAGGCAGGGTGAGCTTAGCAGAGTCACAGCCTTTAAACACCTGATAGGCGCTAAGGCTAGTGTTAGCGGTAAGGACGGCAGTTAGCGCGTCTTCCACAATGTTAAGAGGGGATTTAGAAGCCATAGGTTAGGAAGGGGTTTGACCTGCGTTAAACTTTTTCAGGGCTGCGCGCATAATGTGATTAAGGCGCTTCTGGGACTTACCGCGCCTAGCCGCTAGGACATAGTTTTTAGTCCCGGCTGCGTAGCCTCTACCGAAAATGTTACCCACTAGGTTACGGACTACCAGAGTCTGCTGACCGCTAGCTGGGTTTTGGGCGGTCATTTCTACCTGCCCGTTAGTAGTTTTGTGCCTGCTGATCCATTCAGGTATTCTGCGTATACCAAACTGCTTAGGGACTCCATTAACTACAGGCACGGGCAGCTTGCTGATACAGTCCAGCCAGCCAGCCTTAAGCCAGCCTACGCGCAGCTGCCGTTTCTTAATGTAAGCTTTAATGTCTGCTTCACTAGCAAAGGTATAGCCAGCCTCACCCTTTACCTTACCGTCCTTAGTCAGTATACCGTTTTTACGCAGCCGCCCCTTATAGAGCTTACGCAAACGATTGTGCCGGGTTTCCAGCTGGGCAGCGTTTACGGTCTGGTAGTCCCGGCTACCGTTCCAATTTCGCATTAAAGCCTTAGCGCGCTCAAAGGCTCTGTCCCCGTTAGTGTCTGCCCAGATCTTCTGAATAATGCCGGAAGCGCTGGGGGGTTTGCCCTGCCGCCACTTGTCAAACTTAGCGCGGTCAGACTTCTTAGAGTTTACGGCAGCGCCCAGCTTCTTACTGTCCAGCTGCACAATAGCTAGAATGTCATTAGCTACAGCGTAGTTACCCCAAGTCTGGGCAATCTTCTTATCACCCTTACCGCCTGCTGCCCCGTCCATAGGGGGAGAAAAGTTAAGGGCTTCCCGGCAGGTCAGGGCAGCTTCCTCTTTAGCTAGGTCAGCCATCAGCTGCTTTTTGTATTCCTGAAAATTAGACATACGCGCCCCTAGCGCTTCAGCTGTGCGCCTGTTCACCTGCACGGTTATACCAGAGCTGCCAAACATTAGCGCTGGTCTGAGTCCTGCACCTGCAGGGTAAGGTATGGGTCACCCGGGTTATAGCTAATGCTGACTACCCGGTAAGTCCTGCCGTTATAGGTCAGGGTCTTTCCGATCTGGTAATGAGAGCTAGCAGCCAGCAGCGCGGTAGTAGCTGGCAGGCTAACGCTGACGGTGACCTGCTCCATAATGCCACCAGCCTGCAGCTGCTCCTGCAGGGTAGGCTGACCTACCGCAGCGGTATAGCTTACAGAGTTAATCACAACGGTCTGCCCTACTTCCGCGCAGTTAAGCACAGCGTCAGCCAGCATCAAAGCAGCTAGGTTAGCGTCCATTACTAATGCAGCCCCAGACAAACCCGGGCTACCCGTCCAGCTGGCAGCTAGGCTTTGCCCCCTGCCTTAGCCCTAGGCTGGCTTTGAGGGGTCAGGGGGTATCAGGGTAGCCCCCTGCCCCTGACACCCGCCTAGGAAGGGCAGCAAACAAAAGCCCCCGCCTAGGGTTGTCTAGGCGGGGGCGGGGGTGTCCTGCTACTTATTCAGGCTGGTGGTCATTACCGCTGTGATACTCCACAGCCCACTTAGTAGACCCTTGCACCTGTTCAGCGCTGCACCGGGCGTGACCCCAGCGCGGGTTAGACCCTTGGCAGATCCACTGCACTACCTCCCGGGCTTCCAGCTCAGTTGCGTAGATCGCAAGTCTGAGACTGTAGCCCGTCACCCGGCTAAGGGCTAGGTGGGGGCAGGGTGGCTGCTTCTGGGTTTGGCGGTTTTTCATTTTTGGTTTTTGGTTTTGTATTAGCTCCCCGGTCACCCGGGTTGCCAAAGTGAAAGCAGGACTGAGAAGGAACAGGTAGCAGTCAGCTATTACCCTGACTGTCCTAGCATCATACTACAGAGCTGCCCCTGTGTCAAATCATTTTATTTTCAGGGTCAGGCTATGTATACAAAAAACCCCCACCCGTTTTGCAGGTGAGGGTTGTTAGCAGATCAGCCTAAGCTCAGGCGGTCTTAATACGCTTTAGGCTTGTCGTGCGCGCAGCGCTGACCCCAAAACGAACACTTGCCGTAAAGCGCACGATACCGTCAGTGCCTTGCGAGCGCAGCACCTGAACAGACAGACCAGAAGCGTCAACAGCCTGCGCAACATCACCGGGGAACATAGACGCATTAGGCAGCGCGCTGGCAATCGCCAGAGCGTCAGCGCCACAAGCCCAGCCAGCCAAGTTTTCCGAGTTAGTCGGAAGGTCGCTAAACTCAAAAACATTGAAGCCAGCAACCTGACCAATAGCGCCAGAGCTGATAAGGGAAGACTGACCAGCGCCATTAAACGGAGCAGTAAGCGTAGCGTCTTTACGGAGAGCGCCAGCGTAAGCACCGTTAAGGATAAGCGCGCGGGGGTCAGCAGCCTTAGCGTCATTAAGGTCAGTGTTCAGATCCACGACCTGAGAGTAATTAAAGTTAGCGGCAGTAATCACTTCGTTAGCGGTAAAGCTAGCGTTAACAACGGCAGCACCGATCAGACCGTGAACGGTCTTAGTAAGCTGGTTAATGGCTTCCGGGACGAAAGCGTTAGCCAGATACTGCTCACCGTATTCCCCGATTTCATCAGGGCTAAAGTCCTTAGTGCTGTGGTAGTGACGGAGCTGCACCGTGGCAGCCGTCAGGGTGCTGGTGTCGGCTTCGTGGTAACCGCCATTAGCCTTAGAAAACTCTTTAGCAGAGCCACCCGAGACAAGGGAAACGGTAACCAGCTTGCCCGTAGAGGCAGGCACAAGGTTAGTAGAGAAAGCGCTGAGGACAGCCAAGCGACCCTTAAGACCCGCAAGGATCACTTCAGAGAGCGCAGCCGGAGCAGCAACAAGAGAATTAGTAGCCATAGTAGTATTGAGTTAGTTAGAGAAAGGTTAGGTAAAGTTAGGAAAGGATAGCAGACTTATTAGCCTGAAAGAAAGCAGCGCGCTCAGGGCTGGGCTTCATAGCCAGAAACTGCTTTTTGATTTCGTCAGCTGACTTCTTTTCGTCAGCCTGCGCCTTAGCTTCATCAGCCGGGGAGATAGCCGCAGCTTCAATGCCCACACTGCGGACAATCTTAGCAGCTTCCTTAGTGGCGCTGATCTGGTTAGCCAGCGCGGTTTCAAGCTGAGCCTTAAGCTCAGTAGCCTCAGCAACCGCAGCCTGCAGCTTAGTGTTAGCCTCAGCCAGCTGGGTATTGACCGCAGCCAGCTGGGAGTCAGCGGCAGAAAGGCTAGCCACCTTTTCAGCAGCCAGCTTCTCAAAGCCCGTCTGCATTTCCGTAAGCTCAGCCTTAGAAGCAGCAAGCTCCTGAACGGTAGCAGCCAGCTTGTCTTCAGTGGTCATAATGTCTTTAGCCATTTGTTATGCAGCTTAGGTCAAATAGAGTCTAAACAGGCGCGCTCAGGACTCAGCCCGGTTAGCGCCTTTCTTAAGGCTGTTAGCCTGCGCCTTACCCCCCACAGCTTCAGCCCCTTCCAGCTGGATAAGCAGCGCCTTAATGCTGGGGCTAATGCCCGTAGCCATACCCTTAGCCGCAGCTTCCCGCCCCGTAAGGCTAACCCCCGTCAGGTCAGACTCCTTAACCAGCTTACGCTTCTGCATAACATCAGCCTTAAACCGCGCGGCTGTAGCCATAACGCTAGCCTGCAGGTGACTGTGCTGGGCTTCAGTGATAGGCGCGCCCGGGACTCCAATCCCCTTAAGCTCATCAGATCGGTAGACGGTAACGGTAAGCCCGTTAGCCTTAGCCTTTTCAGAGCTGTCCACTGACACCCCAAACACGCCCACACTTCCAATACTCCCAGACCCGGGGACAACTACCCGGTCAGCAGCAGAAGCCAGCCAATAGGCAGCGCTATTAATGTTAGACCCGTAGGCTACGGTTTCAACAGGCAGGCTGCGGATCTGGTCTGCCAATTCCTCCACACCGTCTACCGTTCCCCCGTCACTTTCAATGTGGAAGACAATACGCGCAGGCTTGCTGGCAAGGGCAGTGTCAATCTGGTCACTAATGGTTTCTACATCAGCCGCCCCGATTGCCTCTAGGGGACTAAGCCCCTTACCGATCATACCCATAATAGGGATAACAACGGTAGCACCCACAGTATAGGGCTTAGGCTTTTCCCCAAAAATCTGGGTAATCAGGTCAGTAAGACCTGCCTTTTGCTTAAGCTCAATGTGCTGCTGAGCTAGCTGGTAATCCACTAGGAAGG